CGGCCACGGCTTCCGCCTGGGGTACGACGACCTGCGACGGCCGGTTGCCGATCGACAGATTCAGTTCCGCCATGAGCTGCCGCTCGGCAGCGATCTGCCGAAGCTCGACATCCCATTGCTTGCCCTGGCGGGCGTACTCGGCGGCGAGGCTCGTCGTGAGCGTTGCCAGCTTCGTCTCGGTGGCGTTGGCTTCCTTGTTGGGATCGACGCCTTCGCGGCCGTCCCACACCCACGCCCAATTCCATTCGGACGCCGGCGGCAGGCCGGCGGGGATCATGCCGGGGACGAGAAGGGCTTCGTCGAGCCACTCGCGGAAGATGCGGTCGAGCCACGCCCGCTCGAGTTCGTCCCGCTCGACGCGGACGTTTTGCTCGTGAAGCTGGCCGTCCAGGCGGGCCGAGGAGTAGTTGTAAGACGAGGCGTCGAAGGCGGCCTTGTAATACGGCAAATTGACGCCCCGAGCGATCTCGCTGAGGATCGTTCGCGTGAATGCTTGGTGCGTGTTGGTGGGCTGTTCCGCCTTGAGTTGGGAGATATCCCAACCCTCTGGCAGCGTCGTGAGCGTGCCCTTCTCGATCTCAATCGCCGCGAAGGCGTCCACCTCGTCCACCTGGGCGGCGGGCGAGTTGCTGTGGACGAACGCGGCAAGGTCGGCGGCGATCTCCGCGGCGCGGATCACCGCTTCGGTGTAGCGCCGCATGTTCGCGGTCAACCGCAGGCACGGCGTCAGTTCCGAAAGCCCGCGGTGTTGGCCCGGCCGTGTCGGCCGGAACCAGTGCAGCATGTTCTCGGCGGCGATCGTGTCGTACTCGTTGATCCCGATGAGGTAGTTGCTGCCGGGATGCGACGTGAGAACGTGGTACGCGATCACGTTGCCGTGCCGGTCCAGTTCGACACCGTCCACGAGCGAGCCGTCGGGCGAGATTGTCTGCTGATAGTCGTAGGCCGGCGAGGCGACTTGGTCGGCCTCGATCAGCCGAAGGTCGAGCTGCACGCCCCGCAAGTCGAGCCGGGGATTCGTGAAGAACATGCAGAACGCTTCGCCGTCGAGAACGCGGGCCTCAGTGGACGTGCGAAGCTTGTCGGCCAGGCGGACGGACCACGACCAATCAAAAAACGCCCGGCCGATCGCACGGTCGGAATCGGCGTTGCCGGTGTCGAGTTGGATTCGCGGCCCGGTGCCGATGAGGTCGTTACTCTTCGTGACGCAGATTCCGTGGATGTAGCTGTTGTTGGCCCGCTCGTACCGGGCTCGATTGCGGATGATTCGCCGCACTTCGGGCGAAAGAGCAGCGTTCGCCGAGAGTGCGTCGGCGTTCGCCCAATGCCGGCTGTCGTCGCTCGTCTGCGCGGCGTCGAACCGCGCCCGTGCGAGCGGACGGACAACCTGGATCGCCTTCTTCGGAGGCGACCAGCGGCCGGTTCGGATGAGGTTGGCAAGCCCCATTCAAGTCGTCCCCGGAGGAATGATCTTGTTGAACCGGAGCCCGCGGTGCGCGTTGCCGGCAGCCGTGGCGTTCCGACCGGCGAGGTACTTGTCGGCCTCGATCATGTCGGGGATCGATTGCGCCGTGACTTCGCCCGCGTCGGTGCGGACAGACGCCGGCCCCTGCGCCACCGTGTCGATCTTGCTGGCAAGTTCGTCGCTCATGCCTCCAAAGTCGCGGAGACGGCAACGGATCGAGAGGGGGTGTGGCTACGCCTTGTGGCGTCGCGTCACGATCACCCGCTTGCCGTCAGGGCCGGCGGGGATGCTGACCTTCTTCCGCTTCCGGAATCCGCCCTCGCTGGCGGCCGGCTCGAGGCCGGTGATCGACGCCGCAACGGCGCACCCGACGAGACAGTCCCACCAGTGATTCTCGCGGGCAACCGACTTCCACTCGTCCACGCTCCGGCCGCGGGCCTCGACACGTACCGGGAACTCGGCGACGAGGTGCTCAATCAGCATCTCGTGATTGCCGGCGTGCAGCATGATCGCTTCCGGATCGCCGAGCCCGAGCCGCAGGCGGCCCGAGACGAACGTCTTCCAGAAGTTCGTATCGTAGGCGGCTTCGATCTGCGTGCCCTCGGCGGTCTTGCCGACAAGCCAGTTCAGCCCAGCCCGATCGCCGCGATTCTTTCGCGGCCCCATCGGCGTCCCCGATGCCCCGACACCCTTGCCGCGGCTCGGCAGGATCTGTGCCGCGAACGGAGACGACCGGGCGAAGTTCCTCACGACTGCCGTCGATTGCCCCCAGTTCGCGTCCACCATGAGTTGCGAGATCCGCATCGGCACGCCGTCTTCCCGCTGCCAGTCTCGGGCCAGCAAGAGCCGCGCCGTCTCGTCCAGGCCGGCACGTAGCGCCGCCTCAAAGCCTGCCCCTGGCGATGCGAGAGCCAACGTCTTGCGAGCCGATCCGGCCTCGAAGAACGACGAGCCTTGATCCGGGTGTGCCCCGTAGGCGACGACGTGCCCGCCGAACGACTCCGACCACGACGCGACCAGCCAGTACAAAAGCCGGTCCTGCACGTCCACGAACGCGGTGAGCTTCGTGTGGCCAGCCGGCACGATCCCGCGGGCGATGTTCGTCGCTCTCAGCGGTAGCTGCCGCTTGTCGAGCTTGTCGGTGGTGATGTCGTCGGCGAGCGGGCTGTTCTGAAACTCGGCGTTGAACGCCGCTTCGCCGCGATCGATCCGGAGATTCCAGGCGTGTTGGATCGCCGACAGTTCGTCCGGGGCTTTCCGTTCTGGCCACGCCACCCGGCTTCCCTTGTCCATCGCGGCTTGCCGCTGCCGGTAGTAGTCGTCGGCCGCGCCGGTGCCGGTGCCGTCCCGCTGGCCTTCACGGCGCAGCTCGGCGTACTGGCTCCAATCGTCTTCGGCGTCTGGCCACTCGTAGACCAACTTCGTCCGCTCGCCCTGCCACGACGGGTGCTTCTGTCGGTCGAGGAGCCGGTCGGCCAGGTCGTCGGTGCGGATGACGGTGACGGTGCAGAGCCCGGCGATGCGCTTGCCGGGGCCGGCGAGGCCGAGGATCGCCCCAGACAGCGTCCGCTCGCGGGTGGCACACTGCGAGGGGCTCGCGGCCGATTCGTCGGTCTGCGGATCGTCGATCAGCACGAGGTCGGGGCGAATGGTCCTGCCGTCGGGGCGGGTGTGCCGGAGCCCTCGGATGCGGCCGGTGATGCCGGCCACGCGGACGGCGGCACCGGATGACGCCCCGCCGGGGACGGTGGCGAGCGTGATCTGATCGGAACCCCACTCGATCTTCGTTGGCTTGCCGTCGATGGTCTGGCCGCGTGCCCGCTTGTTGATGCCCTCGAGAGCGCGGATCGGAAACGTCGCCTCCGGAAAATCCGCCGCCAAGAGATCGTTCTGCTCGAGGTGCGACTTGATGCTGTCAAGCATCTGCTCGGCAATCGCTTGGTCGGAGCCGACAATGACGATGAACTGCCGATGCCCGTGCAAGACAGCCCAAATCGATGCCCACTCACACAGCGTGGTCTTGCCGGAGCCGCGCGGCATGGCAAACGCAAACAGCTCGCCGCGAAGCACAGCGCCCTCGATTTTGGAAATCGCGGTGATGTGATCGGGCGACCACTTCAGCGGAAATGATTCCGGAGCGTAAGCCTCGCAGAAAGCCTGAAAGTCTGAGCGAGTGCCGTCGCGGCGGGTCTGGTCACCGACAGCCGGCGGCTTGCCGATGTCGCGGCCGGCAGCGGAAACACGCCGAGCCCGGTCGCCGCTGCGGGCCTTGATGTCGTCGTATCGGCTGGCGTCCCGATTAGCCTTCGCGTCGTCACCGCGCCGCTTTTTGCCGTCGCCTCCGAAAAGCGTCATAGCCCTGCCGCCTCGGCAATGTTCTTGACGACCTTGCGTGCGCCCTCGAAGTCGTCGTTGTCGAGGAGTCGCCGGTAAAGCTCGCGGTAGGCAAGGAGCACCCAACCGCGAAGAGCGTCTGCGTCGGGCGTGCCCTCGCGGGCGAGGTGATCGCGGACGGCTGCGAGCGTCGCGCCGGCGTCCGCGTCTGGATACTTTGCCCGCAGCGATTCGACGACTTCGGCCTCGCTGACTCCGGAGATCAGCCACTCGACGACCGCCGCGGCGGCCGGCTGCCGGCGGGCGATGTCGTCTGGCATGGCAAAAGCTCCGGCGGCTAACGAAACTGCATTTTCTTGGCGGATCGCAGTGCCCCGATCGGGCCGAGTTACCGGGAAGGACCCGCAACAATTGCGGCCTCCGCTGTTACTGCCACAGCCAGCGCCGCCCATACGTGCGACTTCACACCATACAGCGGCCCTGGCTGTTTCTTTGTGCCCACTGGCCCGTACGTGTCCATGAGAGCCTGCCGAATGTTGGCGTCCTTCGCTCGAGGTGATCCGCAGACGTGCAGCTTTACATCCTTGCGGAAGATCAACTCGGCATCGACGCCGTGAGCCTTGGCGACCTCGACCATGCGTCCGATCTCGACGCAGGTGTTAAACACTGAAGCACCAACGGCCATGCCGTACGAGGCGATCATCTCGATGGCGATTCGTTGCTGCTTGCGTGCGTAGTAAGAAACTCGGACCCTAACGTCAAAGTTGTCAAGCCATCCTGAATCAACAACACTGCCGTCGCTCCACACGACGTACGCACTTCGCTCTGGCCCTGGGTCGATGGCAAGGATCATGCGTCACTCTCCGGCCCCGGCGGCAGCGGCATCCAGTGAGTGACTTCCCACATCGAAATCATTCCGTGCCGCTTCCACCGTGGCTGCCTGTGTCGCTCGTGCTTTGCGTAGGTGTTTATCTCGTAGGTCATCTCACAGACCCCGCCGGGCTTGCAGTAGACAAGGCAGTTGACGCGAAAATAGTTTGCCTCGTTCAGCTCAGGCAACCTCTCCCCCACCGGCACCCAACGCCGTTCCTCGACCAACTCTTCCAGCCGCGTCGCCACCTCAGCGAGACACGCGGGGATCACGCCGTCCTCGGTGTTGATCGTGCGCGACAGGATTCGCACGGCCTCGATCAGCGTTGCGTCGGGCGTTCGTCGATCACTCACGCCCCACCTCCTTCACCGCCACGCCCGCCGCTTGAGATTCCAGTTCGGCAACGCGGGCCTGGAGCGCGTCACGCTCGGCCTTTGGAACCCATGAGCAGCCTTCTAGCTCTGCAACGCGGGCCTTCGCTGTGTCACGCTCGCGGATCGCGGCGTCACGCTGCATCGACACCTGGGCGAGATCGTCGAAGTGCGTCTCCTCGACGACGCGGACGGATTCGCCGTACCTGGGATCAAAAATCGTACGCCACATGCGCCATTCACGAGCGCTCAGGGCTGCGTTGTGCGTCACCTCCAGCGTGATCCGCTCCGTGCGCAAGCCACTTTGCGGCTCGCCCGTTTCGCTCACCGGCACTGAGCGTTCAGCGGCATCGGCAAAGGGGCGGGCAATCGCCTCGGCCCGGTAGTCCGCGGCCTGTCGGTCTGATTTGGTCATGCGCACACCCTTGTTTTCGTGATCCACCGCCGATGATGCCGAAACGCTTTTCGGGATCATCGCCGGGTAACGTGCCGCCAACAGTCCCTTCCCCCAACGCCATGCCTCGACCAAAGCCTGGAGCCGCTCGACGCCTTGCTCCAGGAGATTACCGAGGACAAACCGGCAGTCCTTTTGCACATCGTCCGGCCACGACTTCACCTCGTCGCAGGCACGTTGAGCGGAAGCCTTGTCGAACCCGAACGCCAGGACAATAGCCTCGCCCAGCGTCGGCAGCGGCTCCGTCCGGTTGTCCTCGGCCGCTCGCACGGCGGCGTCGCGGGCGATGTCGTGGCACCATGCGTGGGTCATCTCACCCCTCCCGCGGCTTTGCCGCTTGAATAACGCGATCCCCTATTCAACCTTCGGCCCGGTTGCCTCACATCCCCGTCGCCTTCGTCCCCGGCTTGTAAGGACCATTGCTGTAGCCCATGTCGAGCTGCACCAGCCGCACCGTCGCGCCCCGCAACTCCGCTTGCGACAGCAGCCGCCAGGACGATCCGCTGCCGACGAACACCCAGGTGTTCGGATCGCCGGTCGGCACCGAGTCGGGATAGCCACGCCAGTCGGCGTAGCCGGGATAGGTCTGGCCGCCGAGCGTCACCGTCACCCAGCCGCGGAAGAGGCTGGTCTTCGGGATCACTGCCGGGACCGGGGACTTTTTCGGAGCCATCGCGCCCTGGCTGGACGCACCAACGAGAACCAAAGCCGCTACCGCCAAGACCGTCGAGAAAAAACGCATCAGAGAAGAATCCCTTCGAGGAAAGTCGTGGCCGCCGTCGTGACGCACCACACGAACTAGGACGCGATGAGGGGATCGAACCCTCGTTTCCCGCAAGGCGGGGTCCTGCCACTGGATGAATCGCGTCTGATCGATCACCGCTGGCTGTACCGCCGGCAGGCATACCACCGGCCATCCCGGCCCTGTGCCGTGCCCTCCTCGAGCACCGCCCCGCCGTTGTTGCAGCACGACGCGAGAGCAGCGGCCGGACTGCCACCGACGCCGACACCCTCGTAGGTCGCGCCGTGGCTGGCAGCGTGGACCATCGAGCCGGAAGCCGCCATCGACTCGGCGTGGGCCTGAGCCCCGCGGGTCACCGTCCGGGTGCTCGCCGTCGAGCAGCTCCCGCCCGTGCAGGTCGACGCCCTGGTCGTCGTCACCGAACGCTTCCAAGGGCCGGCCTGAGCCGCACCCGAGAGAACAGC